AATTGCTTTCTAAACTCTTCATTTAACCAATCCACGCGGGGGCGTAATTTTGTAGGAACTCTAGGGTTGATAGTAGTCATTTTAAATTACTCCAAATTGGTTGATCTTGTACTGCGCTTTCACCGCTTTCTTTAGTGCATCATACTGTTTTTCATAGTAATCCACACGAGAAGAGTAACCCGAGTACATAGCGGACGAGGTGGTTTGAATACTTTGAGATAAGCCATCAATCCCAATAGAACTTGAAGCAATACCCGCACCAAGAATCAAATCCCCCGCCACTTGTAAAATCATGTTACTTGAGGCCTTTAAGGTGATCATATGCTTAATGTCACTTGGCAAGGTATCAAGTAAATAAGTGATTTGAATATCTGTTACGGGGGCGGTGTTTAACTCTATCACAAAAGAATCTTGTCCCAATGTGATGGCTTTGCCTGTTATACCACTAGGCAAGGTTAAAGCGATGCGATATTTTAAGAAACAATGTTTACTTAAATTCACTGTAAATTGTGTTTGCCCCGCCGGAAATGTGATAGTTTCTTTTCTTGTCTCAAATCCCGCTGTGTAATCAAATTCAAAGTAACCTGGTATAAAGTCACGCCCTTCATAGAAAATCCCATAATTCCCCAAAATAGGCATCCCCGCCGTAAAAAAATATGATCCTAAACTCTCTTGGGATGGGATGATGTGCATTTGCCCATGAATAGCGGAAACCATACGAATCCATGATACAGGAAGGTCAACAGGTTGAAACGATCCGAATCTAATACGAACCTTATCAATAGATACGATGGGGCGGTAATCAAGCTTCATAGGCCAATAAGAAAAGCGCCCCTGTCTTTCAGCGTCATGCGTTTCTTGTGATACCTTGAAGGGTTCTAAATTGATACCTATATCGTTTTCAATATGTTGGATTGATGCTTGAATTGATGTTTCATAAATCTCATTAGGAAAAGGCGCGCCGTCGTCTGTGGTCAAGTCAACGCCTAGTAAAGAGGTTTTCTTGAGATAATCGGGCGTGATAATATCTAGTAAAGTCGTAGTACTCATAAGGGTAACCTTTTATCTAGTGCCAATACAAAAAGGGCATTAGATCATTAATCTATGCCCTTATGATAACATATTCAATAAGATATTTTGATATTTATATTCTTAGTTACTCAATTAACCTAAAGTTTCAATCAAACTTGCACCAACACGAACATTCTTTACAACCCAACACTTTGAAGGCACTTTAACAATAGGTGAACCAAAAAGCATGAGTAAGAAAGGCTTGCTAGTTTGAACTTCGGCAAGTGGGCGTCTAAAGAAATCAAGCAACTTGGCAAATTCCATAATCTCAGAAGAATGTTGAACAAATACAATCTTATGCCCGTTAGGAATGTTTTCATTGCGATCAACCCAAACAGTAGCACCGCCAACATTTGCAGCAATTTCATCAATCAAGACGGCTTCACTTGCAGGACGATCAACAGGTGTTCTAAAAATCTTGAAATATACAGCATCAGATTGTTGTGCAATGGTCAAAGTTACCTTTTCACCGGCCGCAACAGTCTTAGAAGCAGAGGTTACAGGGGCAGAATAACCATTGTTATTCATTGCCACAACCTTGTAGAAATAATCACCCGCATCATTGGCAACAAATTGAGAGGCGGAATCACTAGCAACGACCGCAGAAGTCAAAGTAGGAGTTACGGGGGCGCTTGTTGTACCACTTGCAGAGGTTGGAGCTTTTGCATTGTTTGATAAGAATGGGGCGCTCTTAACAGGTACGGGGCCAACGGGGCCCATGATAGAAATTTCTTGAGTACCGTATGTAATACCAGAACTTTGAGTAAGTACCAATTGATCATGACGGCCAAATTGAACAGCAAACTTAATCAATTCACCATGAATGTCAGGGGTGACATAGATACAGTCAGGAGTACCATATAAAGGAGCAGAATAAAGTTTAGCTAAGATTTCTTGTAAAAGTCTTGGGGATGGACTTGCACCACGAGCATCAAAAACATTTGAACCACTGTTATATGATTCGATTTGATGAATAATACCGTCAAAATGTAATGAATTGTTGCTTTCTTTAGCATGGAACAAAGATTTTTCAAGTTTACCAAGTAAAGACAATGTACCGCGTTCAGTTTCTAAAGCGATCGCATTTTGATTAGCACCAATCAAGCCAACAAGTGTACCAACATCGGTGACTTCGCGTCTTTCAGCTAAGTACTTGATACGAATTGATTTTCTTTGATATTCAGAACGGTTAGTAGTACCGGCAGAACCTTCGCTAATAAATGGATCAAGGTCTAAACCATGAGAATTTACAACAGCGTATTCATGTAAAGTATTGGTCACAGATACTTTTGGCATAGCAGGCCACAAAGCCAATTGTTTCATGCTATAAGTTGCACTTGCTAGAATGTTTTCAATGCTTTGTGGAACTAATGGACTTAAAGAACCTGTATCACCGCCAGAAGTACCGGCGGGGGTTTGATAACCAACAGTAGCAGATTTACGAAGTGCGCTATTTAATTCGGCTAAATCAGCAGCAGAAACAAGCCCGTTTGCTTGTGGAATGTTTAATGAATTGAAACTCATTTTTACTCTCTTTACTATTTACTCATGTTAATGTTGTATTCGGTGATGATGTCTTGAGGATTGACGCCAGCACTTAAGCGGGAAATTGCGCTAGTCAATTCAGCTTTTCTTGACCAATCATTTTCATTCTTAACCAATGACAAAGCCTTGTTCATAACATCTTGTGTTGTGAAGGCTTGTGCTTTTGGTTGTTCGATATATGGAATCTTATTGAAATTGATAGATGTAGGTGCAACAGGTTCAAGTAAAGCACGGCTTAAAGATTTTTCCATTTGTTGCATTTTCCCATTGCCGTTTTCTTTCATGGCTTTGAGTTCTTTTGTACATGCTTCAACGGCCTTCATCATCGCCTTATACTGCTTTTCCATGGCGTCTAAAATGGCGTCTGTACCCTTTGCCATTTCTTTCATGGCTTTTTCCATCTTGTCATCATCTTCATCTTCATCTTCATCTTCTTCATCTTCATCATCGTAAGAAGAACCATCTTCAGAAGAAGAACCATCTTCATCACCCTTTTCAAACAAAGAACCTTGAGTTTTGGCCTTCTTTGCTTTCTTGGCTTTCATTTGGTCTTGATCGTCCATCTTCATCGCCTTAGATAAACTATCAAGGGCGTTTGTTAAATCGTCAACATTGACAGATTCAGCGTTAAAGTCTTGGGCAATGTTAATAGCATCAGCCTCAGACATACCTTTATTCATAAGGTGCTTGATTAAATCGTTGTTCATCGTAAAATCTCCTATATAGATCATTGTTTTAGAGTTCAAAGTATTTTTCAAACTTTTTACTCATAATCTCTTAGTTTTTCTTGACTTTTGTTTTTTGCCGATTCAATGATCAAGTTCATCAATCGTTCAAGTTCTTCGTTGGTATAGTCGCTAAAGTGTTCTTTTAGCTTGTTTTTCAAGGCTTCTTTACTAATCATTCTTTTTTCCTTTGTTGTCTTTTTATCGGTGTTTCCATATGTTGCGTTTGATACTTTTTGTTCAAGTGATTGTTCTACCAATGCACTCATAGAGGCGTCTGCATCAGGAATTGTAGCCTCTTGATATCCTATGCTCATTGACTTGGCAATAACCTCTAAATTTGTATTAGGGTTGACGGGGTGCGATGTGATAGCAACATTGATAACATTCGCTTTAAGCACCTTCTTAGGTTGAATGGGGTCGCGTAGTGTGATCTTCCCCTCAATAGAGAAGCCTAAACAACGTTCCCCGCCCGCTTTTTGCATTGCTACCGCTGTATCATAGCACTCTTTGGCAAGGGGTTTAGATAGGTAAAGTTTGCCCTCTACACGGGTCTTGTGATCATCCACCTTTTCAATCTTTGTAGGGTGACCTAATACCGCTTCAGGGCCGGGGCGGTGTTCATGATTGAACCACCCATTTTTTAGGAAATATGACCAATCAAGCCCGCTTTGATTAATCTTTTCCCCCTCAAAGTCCATGTCATCCGTTGATACGATCCCCGCAATCATGCCCACACTGTCATCCATAATATCCTGTTCATCGTCCTTTTTAGCTTTGGATAATGTAGTGAATGGAATCCAAGTAGCGAAGTAATTACCCTTCTCAAGTTGGGCTTCTTCTACTTCATCTTTGAAATCATGATCTTTCAACCACTGTTTAAATTCAGATGGTGACATATCATCTTTGTTTGCTCGGATACTTTGAATCTCAGTTTTACCCTTGTCATCAATACCTAAGATTACAGATACGCCCTTGGGAAACCCTTTAGGTTGGTAGCGTCTGAACTCTTTGTATTGTTGGGGGTCTGTTTGTCTTGAGGCGTGTTCATTCTTAAATGGCATTTCTTAACCCTTGTTCATTTGTTATATACTTGCATTTTACAAAGTTAAGAAGTTTCTTGCTTATTTTATTTTTATCTACTTAGGGACTTAACGATCATAGAATATCTAAACTTAGTTGGCATGGATTTAGTCAACTTATAAAAATTCTTTGGTTGACCCTCTTTTTTAGGTCTATAATGTTCGTTTAATCGTCCTAGTTCTTTTTCCATTGTAGCTTCTTCACCGAATAAATCCGCCTCTTTATCACTTGTTGCAAGGGCTGTATTTCCTGCGGTAGAGAACATTTCTCTGAGTTTGTTGGCGGTGGTAGCGATGCCAAGCGTTTCTAAATAGGTTAATGCTAATGGGTTATTTGTTAACTCGTTTCGAACCTTATCTTCTATGTCATCTTTCCCTGTATCGCTTTTTGTCTGTTTTACCCAATTTTGCAAACCCTCTAAATTCTGTTCCGCTGTTCCTCTAACCTTGACAAACCCGTTCTTTTGTGCAAAAGAATAAGCATATACGGCGTTTTCTAGTGCTTTGCGTTGGGATTCATCAAACAAGTTAAGAGCTACTAGAGAAATAACGCCCGCTGAGAAACGATCAAGCAATACGGGGGACATTCTTGCCATGATGGTCTTATTGGTTAATACTTTCCCTACTAATACATCAGAAACCATATGCGCAAATGCTGGGGATACTCGTTTATTTTCCACATCAATGTATTTATTCATATTTTGATAGGATAAAACGCCGTCTTTCATCAAGGCATTGATGACATCTTGAGAATAATCATCTCCCATATTCAAAAGCTCATAGATATTTGAAGCATCGGTATTTGTGAACGCCTTGCCTATTGCCTTGATAGAATGATCAGTTAAACGCCTAGATATAGCGGAAATCTCTGTTTTTTCGTCCATTGCTTGCGTGAAACCCTCATTCATTTGACGTACTAGCAAGCGCATATTTTTATCACTTTTATCACTAGGCTCAAATTCTCTTACTAGAATAGGATTCTTGAACTGAGAAATATAATCAGAAGAGAAACCGAATGAATCGGCATGATCTGCCAAATAGTTTTTATAATTTTCCGCTTTTTCTGGGTGGCTTGAGTATGCCCGTTTGATTGCCATAGTGCGACTATTACCACCAAGCACAACGCCACGCTCGTCAATAATAGGCGCGCCATTCATAGCATCAGGATTTGTATTGACTAGAAAAGCGGGTTCTAAGTTTTGGGCGTTTCTCATTACTTTAAGTTGTTCGGCCATATCAGACTCATAAGCACGCTCTTGTAACCCTGTTGGATATTGTCCATTATGGCTAAAAGTATTTTCATCATGACTTGCTTGGATATCCCCCGCTTCCACGATCTTATATTTTACGGGGGTTTTTGTAGGCTTGCCCGCTTCCCCTGCAAGCATCATAAAAGAATCTTGTCTAGTAGCATCAATCTTAGGTTTAACTTGAACGCCCAATTTAGAAAGCATCTCAGATAAAGCATTCGGATCATTGTTATTAATAAACGCCTTTAATTGATCTTCAAGTGATGGCATACTGGCCAATGTATCAACAACAGTATTTAATACTTTTTCCCTCTTAACAGCAATTTTTTCATGATTGATCTTAGGGATAGAGGGCTTAGGATTTTTCAAATTAGGCGCTTTTGTTGCCTTTTGTTTTTGTTTGTATTCCTTCTGTTCTCTCTTTGCTTGAACTTGTTTGATTGCTTCCTTGTGTTCACCGTGGATCATGCTTTGAAACTGTTTCTTTGTCATAGTTTCCTCAGTGCCTTTTTTAGCACCGTCATCATATCTTACAGTAACTTTATCACCGTCTACTTTGCTAATATGCGCATGGTGCCTTTGATCACCCTCACCCATCGCAAAAGAAGCACCTGTAACAAGTTCGCTTTCATGCCCAATCCCTTTACCATGTCCTTCTTGCCCCGCATAGAAATACAT